CGTGAGTAGGCTCTGCTGGGTCGTAGTTGATATCAAAGCCAACCTCACCAAAGTCTGTGTCGCCGTCCATGAACTCTTTACCTTCAGAGTCATGAGTAGTGATGTCAATCTCGTCAGTCGCAGCAGAAGGAAGAGAAATATCCTTGCAAGCCTTGATTGACGTAAATGTCACATCCAGCGGCGTGTAAGTAAAAGCAGTACCAGCACCAATAGTCGCTACTGGAATGATAAACGTGTTGGCGTTGATAACATCAATACGCCACGTTCCAAGAGCAGTCTGTGCGTCGGAACCAGTAACCGCAGAAACCGTAATAGACGCTCCGTCAATCAGACCGTGTGCAGTCTTGTTAACAATAGTAGAAGGGCTACCAAGCTCAGAAGTGGCATCAGAAACCTGAGCACCAGCTGAACCGACCGACCCAACCTTAATCATTGTTCCATGAGCGTTAATTCCAGACATGGAATCACATCCTTTCAAATGTGGTAAATAACATTTTTAGCATAACTTCAAATATGCTTTCTTACGTGAGACCTAACCATCTCTACGTCAAGAGTAGAATACGGGCAAACTTTGCATTCATAATTCTTAAGGTCTTCCCACGCTCCAACAGTATACAACGAATCGAGCTTCTTTTGTAGCGCTGCTTTACGAGCCACCCCAGCAGCAATAATCTTCTCGTCCGACACGCCTTCTTTAACATCTTTTCGTGCTTTAATAACAGCACGAGATTCCTCAATCAACTCGTTGATAATGTCGTCATTCGAAGGTTCAACCTTGACCGCTTTCCGCGCCTCAACAACAGCACGAGACTCAGCTATAAGCTCAGCTACAATAGCCGCATCATTTTGTGCGTCAGCAATCATACTATCTGCCGCCACAGGTGTTTTTATTACAACAGGCTCTGGAATCGGCTCCGGTGCAATTACCGGTGTCAAATCATCAAGAGCTGCCGCTTCAGCTACCACCTCTTCAACAGGAAAAGATTCTGTGGCAGATTCTTCATACGAAAACTTTTTAGAGGGCTTTGCGTACTTACCCTTATTATCATTTTCTGTCATTCTTCCTCCATCCCACATCAATCTTCTTCAGTTTCTACTCTGGCAAGCAGAAGAAAGGTGTGACCAAGTCCTACAGGTATTTTTGCCTCATTTAAGTGTACCACAGGTTCTCCTGAAGAAATAATGGATTGCCTGCAAATCCCGCCTAGCGTCCGGTTGTTAGCAAATTTAACCATCAGCATCCAAACGAGACTGTCTAATTCATCCCAACGCTCTTCCATATTACGCGCGTCGTTGGGAAGGTACAAGGTAAGTTGGTAGCGTAAGTCGTGGACGAAGTTGTTCATGTCGTCTTCGTCTTGCGGGCGCTCAAAGCCGTCGTATAAAACATGAAGAGCTGGGTAGGGCTTTGGGATTTCGCGGAGAGGATAGGTGTACGAAGACTTTAAAAGGAGAACTTCATTCACCATCTCTTCAACAACTTTAGCAATATCTTGAATAATACTCATAATTATCTATTCACCGCTCTGTAGATATCTTCTGTAAACTTACGCATTGAAACAGTCTGTGCTTCAGTTTTCACAGCTCTTTCTGCCGCTGCCATAAAATGGATAGGGTTTTTCACCCTACCCCGTTGCTTTATGCTTCTTCCAATAAGATAAGTGGCAGAAGAAATATCTGTAAGAGTAACCCCACCAATTCTTCTTTGCACCCAGCTGCGTAGGCTTTGCACGTTAGGCCACCCCGCTGCAGAAAGACCCCACTGTTTTGCACCATCTTGAAAAGCCGCGTAAGACAAGTTTGAGCCAACAACCACCTCGTCTTTAGTTGCTCTAGAGTCATTACGTACAGACCGTTCAAGGGCTCCCGTAAAGTTTCTCGGGTGAATCTTTGTTGTGGCCGCTTTTACCCCAGCTTCTTTGGCGTGCTGCATATATTTCAACAAAGCTTTATCAAGAGCAACATTCATATGCTGCAAATTTTGTGCAAGATTTGGCGGGGTTAGGTCAGCCTTAAAACTAATTTTTATGCCTGTTATAGTAGCCACAAAACTCTCACTCGTAAAAATCTGAAGAATCAAAGTACTCTACTGAAGTCTCCACTGTAGGAATAGAAACAGACATTCTAAAGCGAGGTTTCGCGGGGAACAAAGCTAAATCACGAAGAAGCGCTTCAGTAAAGACCTCGTCTCCTTTAAGCCGCGTCATAATATCAACGCGTTGCACAGAAGTCTCACGTCTAAGAAGCGCTAAAGAAGCCATATTGCTGGCAGCCCGTAAAGCTATATTATGGATTCCATAAGGAACTTCTGTAATAGAACCGTCAAGCACCTCTTGGGTGTAATCACGATTCCTACTGTGGTCTATGAAATTTTTAACACTGACAAGCCAGCTGGTTACCAAAGCAGTAAGCTTTTCCTCGGCTGTCCTACCATTTTCAACCAACCCCAAGTCATCTTCAAAATCAAAATCAACGGATTTTATCCCCGCTAAAATAATGACTTCCTCAATGGTACTATAAAAAGGAGGCGTGTAGCGCTGACCAGCGCCGCCCGCAAACGCAACGCCGCCACTAGAACCGCTCATATAAAACACCCCCCATAAAAGACTATTACATTATGACTTTTTTACACGTAGCTTGTATTCCGTATATTTTTCCGGATGCTTAATGCGGACATGATGGTAAACGCCCATCTGCGTCGGAGCGGAATACTTACAATACGGACAGCTCACAATCTTAACAGCGACTTCTTCAACAGCTTCAGCGACTTCTAATTCTGTCACGTCAGGGACAGGCTCCTCTGGAGAAAGCACCACCGGAGTAACGTCTATAACAGGTTCTGGAACAGGCGGCTCTTCAACGACAACAGCCTCAACCTCTTCTACTACTTCAGGAAGGGGCTCATCCTCAACCAGAAAGCTCTCCTCTGGCTCCTCTTCCTTCATGACAATAACAGGAGGAACCACAGCCGACTTTACTTCGTCAATCTTAAGTACGGCAGGAACATAGTCCTCAACGTTGACAATCTTCAAAGCCGCGCTTGCTGTTATTTCAAGATACTTACGACTCTCCACATCGAAAACAAAGCGCACCTGTGAAGCAGAGGGGAAAACCTTATTAGCTCTCATAACAGGCTGCTTGGTAGAGTTATAAACGGTGATAACCTTGAGCAACATTAAAAATCCTCCTTAGAAACTTGGGGCCACTGAGCCTCAATAGAAGTGCTCAGTGGCCCCGTCATTCGCAACAGTAAAAGTACTACTGTCAGTTATTAGGGCTTAGTCTTATCAATGAACGCCGCAACAGCTGCGTCTTCGTCCTCGTAGTGAACGTCGCCCTCGAAAGAAAGGACGAAGTCAGTACGACGCCACTTAGCCTCGCGCTCACGCTCAATCTGAACCTGATGGAAAATACCCCAAACCATGTTGTCCGGGTTTGTCAACAGGCAAATAGCACCGTTGGCAATACCATCATTTATAGAGCCGCCACCAAAGCTGTAAGCGTGGGACCTCTCAAGGAACGGACAGTAAACAACCTGTGTTCCCTTGAAGTAAAGCGGCATATTAGATGTCTGCGCCGAGTCACCCAGCTGGGTACCACGTGCACGCAGAGCATCACGATAAGCATCGTAAACGTCCCATGTCACATAATACTTCCAGTCGCCGGGGTTACCCAGATACTGCTTAGGCAAAGCACTAAGCTGTGCATTAAACATGTTCTCTGGAAACTCATCAGCAGCCGAGTCGAAAGCTTTCCCAGCACCAACGCCATAGAGCTTCTGTCCGGCCTTTGCTACCCAGCCACTGGTCTGACTAAGAACGTCATCGTTGGCGTAAGAGTAGTTACGGTCGGCAAGAAGAGCGAACTCTTCAAGGTCGCGACCAGCAGCAGCACTGAACAGGTCAATAAGAGTATTCTCGAAATTACCCTTCTCCATATTACGACGAAGAGCGTCGTCACGAAGAGAAGTAATAGCCTGAAGCTCACGAGCAAGAAGCTGATTCTCATGGAACGTAAGTTCCGCGAAACCAGTTGACAACCCGTAACCACCCGTCAGGTCACGCGAAGCTCCAGTAACAGTCTCCGGCCAAAGTTGACCAGCTGCTGTCTTATTGTCGCGACCAGAGTGAAGAATACGAGTAACAAACCCTGTGCGGTCAATGTCAACGCGCTGTGACTGCATAGGGATAAAGCGTGCGGCGGGAAGCACAATAGTGCTCTCCTGCATTTGCTGTACGAACTTATCAAACTTCTGTGGCACAAGTACGGCTGCCCCAAGGTCATTGACTTCAAGTAGTCCCTTGAAAGCCGCATCAAGCTTAGCCAGCAATTCTACATTTGACTCAGCCATTCTATTCATCCTTCCTAAGCTTATTTGACACGACGCCCAAAGGCATCACGATTATAGGCAAGCGGTGTCTCTTCAACAACTGCACCGCCGCCATCATTAGCTAGTGCCTTGGACCCAGTCGCCACGCGACCTAGTCGTTTTTCTAATTGTTCTAGTCTATCAACCAGCTCTGCTTTAAAAGAAGCGTCTTCAGCAGCCGCCTCTTCAGCAGCTGCTTTTAACGCAGCCTCCGCAGCAATCTCTTCCTCAGACGGAGCAACAACCTCTGCGGCCTTTTCAACAACAGGCTCTACAACAGGAGCTGCTTCTTCTTCAGCCTTAACCGCTGTGTCAACTACATCTTCTATAACCTCTTCGACTACCGGAGTCTCTTCAGCCTTCTCCACTACCTCAACAGGAGCGGCCTCGTCATCCGCAGCCAACTCTTCTACCACGTCAGCAGCTTTTTCCACAGCTAACTCTTCTACTACCTCAGTTGCCTCAACCTCAGGAACTTCAGCCTTAGAAGCTTTCTCAATTTCATCAAGCCTCTCAACAAGAGGCTCCACTGCGGATTTAACAGCTTCAGCGATAATTGCCTTTAGCTGTGTATCATCCATATCTGTCACCGGTCCTTCACTTAGTTCGGCAGCACTCTTATCAACTGGCTGTCTTTCAGCTTCTGCTTCCATAATCAACGCGCTCAGCGATTCGAAAGCTTTCTTTAACGAATCGTATGTTTTATCACTATAACGGCGTCCAGCTTTTTCTGCAACGTCTAAAGCGACATCTTCAGCAACTTTATCATCATCGGTTGTATCCTTAGTAATGCCTAACGCTTTTCCAACCTTTGTGAGGAACTTTACAGGTTCCGTTGCTGTACTGTCAATAACTGTAGTATCTTCTTCTTCGCTAAACTCCTTGCTCTTCAACGCAAAGAACTTCGCTTTTGGAACAGCGGGATGGTCTACAACAGAAACAAACGCAGCTACCCAATCAGGACCCAAGTCTGCCAACAGAGTCCTTTTAAAAGCAGCCTCGTCAATAGCGCCATCTTCCGATTTAGTGGCCATATCTAGTTGAGCTTTTTTGATGCCCATAACAGAATAACCCGTAAGGATACCGCTCTCCACACCAGCCCACGCGTCCTCCGAAAGCTTAGAAGCAAGAATCCAAGTACCGACAGGAAGTTTCATCTTCTGTCCGTAGGCTTCTACTTCCATCTCCATCGGAAGGATGTAGGACTCCACTGGAAAACCAGTGTTATTAAGGGTGTGCATAAGGTCTACGTTACGGTAGGATTCCATCCAACCATGAGCAACCTGCTCGATTTTTTCAGCGGAAATTATCTCACCGTCAGAGTCTTTCTCCCCCGGAACAAGAACGGGCGCATAAGCAATACGCTGCGCGGCGTTCTTCATAACAATCGGGCCAGAAATCTCTGGGTCAGAATTTTCACTCTTTACGCTCTTCTTATACTCAAGACCCACTTCAGACATACGCTTTTCAACGTACATTTCAGCGACTTCGTGCATTTGTCCAAAAACTACTTGGTCTCCCATAAGAACGTAAGAAGCTTCATACATCTTGTCGGAGAATTCGTCTTGAAAAATAACAGTGTCTTGAAAAGTGTTGTGAACGTGCGTATCAAAGCCGGGGTCTGAAAGGTCCCCCATCACGTCAATGACAGGGGCTCTATCAAACTCACGCCAAGCTGCACGCTCAACTACTTCTAATAGTTTTTCGTAACTATCTGTTTTAGTCAGCGCCATCGAGTCTCCTTCCTTCAGGCCAACTCTTAGACGTAGAAGCCGACGACAACGGCACGGATACTTGTAGCAGTAGCAAGGGCAGTACCGGTCTGGTCAATCAGGATAGCTTTATTAGCAACCAATGGCGTAGCCAGCAACGTAGTAACACCAGTGCCGCCAGACTTGCCAACCCATGCTGCAGAAGCAAAGTCTGCAATCGGATGACTCAAAACAACACCGTTGCTCGTCTCTTCCTTCAAGCGAATAAGCGTAGAAGCAGACGGGTCTCCACCAATAGCTACCATCCAAGCGTCCAGCGCAATAAACTGCTTACCAGAAACAGCAGGGACAATAGCAGTCGCGCCAGCATTAACCTGCGCACGAGTAGCCGTTACATCAAAAACCTGTGGGCTAGCCGTACCAGCAACCATGGCGGTAACAGCATTAAGCTCAGCAGCCGTAGCCGTCACAGCTGTTCCAGCGCCAGCACCAAGATAAAGCGAGGCTGTGTGGAACTCGTCAAGGTTTTTGTTAGCGCCAAGAATAGCTGCCTTGTTAGCAGACGCCGTACCAGCAGAAGTAGCCGCAACCTTGTTCAAGTCAGCAGCAACAGCAGTAACACCCTTAAGAATGTTCATCTCAGCAGCGCTTGTAGTAACAACAACCTCTGCGCCAGCAGCACCAACCTTTAGGCCGCTTACCGGGAGACCAAGAACATCAAGGTTATGAGAGGTTCCAAGAACAGCAGCCTTCGAAGGAACAGCAGTTCCTGCCACAGCACTTTTAAGAACGTTTAACTCTGCCGCAGAAGCCGTCACAGCGGTACCTGCGCCAGCACCAATCTTAAGACCGCTCACAGGAATAGCAATAGTGTCAATATCCTTATCAGCGCCAAGTACAAGCGCCTTCGAAGCAACAGCCGTACCAGCAACTGAGTTATCAAGCAAGTTCAACTCAGCAGCCGAAGATGTCACAGCAACGCCAGCATTAGCCCCAAGCTTAAGAGCAGCCACTACAAGAGTGTCAACTTCTTTAGACGCGCCTACGACAAGTGCCT